CCCAACTTCAGTAATTGAAGGTAACCAGTACTTCTCATAGAATAGATCATTACAACGAAATAAAATATCATCACCATTTATCTTTACAGGTAAATCTTGAAGTTTTATATAAGTCGTAATTCCAAGTTCATATTGACAATATTTTCTAAATGCAATAGCATAACTAATAAAATTAATCATACATAAAATAGGAAAAGACAGGATTGATCCCATCAATTGACCTACTTGTTGCAAGTATACTCCTTTATCAACATTTGTCGGATAGCTAAGGAAAGAAGGATATAAAACTGAACGTAATATATTTTTCTCCTCCTCAGGTAAATCTAACATTTGTGAAAGAAAGGCTTCAAATGCGGCTATGGTGTATTTAGTCTTAATTTTATCGGTGGCGGCGGAATAATCTCCACTTACCCACTTACTAAAATTTAACTTACATTCATGGCTCCATTCGAATTCAGTTTCTTGTTTTAAGATCTCAATTATATGGGTTTTATTTAAAGGAGTAGACAATAGTGCAAACTGATTGAACTTTTTTAAATGATTAAACATCGCTTTTTGCATGAATTTGCTGTAATAGTATGGGAGACTTTCCCCCTTTGTGATTAACCTAGCTTTTAAAGGCTCGGGTATTGCATATACTTTTACATGTAAACTATGTGACGATGGATAAATCAAATCAATCTTTATATTTGGTATTGTTTCTTTTAAAAAGGAAAAATCATTAAGAATCATAGATGCTAACAAATCAATATCGGTTTTAGCCAATATAGGCACCCCATAAAGGGAGTACACTCGGTTTGTCTTAGCGTTATAATCCATTCTTAATAATTCAACCTGTGGCGAAAACAAATATTTCGAACTATTCTCAAATATGTTACAATCGTCTTGATAATCATCAGGTATTGGAATATCTTCACCGGATAAGGAACATTTTACCCTATCTTTCCGTGAATACATTTCATCCTCTGATTCATACACAAGATCGTTGCCTGAATCTTTCGTAGTATAGAAACCACTACTAGAACCATAATGAGCAACTTTGCTCTCAATATCTTTTTCACCCTACCCATACAAAAGACGTTTAAC